AAGAAAACAATGTCACCGGCTTTAAATCCGCTGTGATAGCTCTGACCGGATTTTTCGAATGCAGTTGCCATAACCCCACAGCTTAATGTTCTGCCCGAAGGCAAAAGGTTAACTGCACTCAAGTTTTCAAAAATTCCGCTGATAAAACCTGCACACCAAGCTACGTCAACTGTACATTTGCTGAACTTATTAATTCCTGATGTAGGTGAATATCCTATGTGTTTTTTTGCTTCTGCTATGATTTGTTGTACTGTAATTGCCATTTATTTTTCCTCACTTTCTGGGGTTAGCATATCAAGTGTGATTTTTTCTGATGTTTCCATATTTTCTCCTATATTCTGTAAAAGAACGAGCCATATACTCTGGCGTTCGTTTTTACTGGTGCCATAATGGTTATAGTGTCGCTGGCAATAATGCACGCTCTTCCTGCCGTGTGGCTTTCGGTTGTTGCACAAAGGTGCTTTATGTAAGACTTTGACACAAACGGTAAGCCTGTTAGCTTTAGGCTTTCGGCGGTCAAGTCTGAGGTTGGCGAAATTTCAAACTCCAAATAGCAAATACTACCGATTTTTACATAATTATAATTGTTTACTTTCAGAGTAGTAATGCTTTCGTCATAGGTGAATGAACCTTTGCCGCTCTCAACATTTGAACTGTCGTATTTTTTGTCAAGCAAATCGTCTGTGTCGTTTTTTGTATATGCGTCAGTAATGTTATAACCTGCAAGGGTGGTTGCTTTGTCGGCTTTGGAAGATAAAGCATTATTGATTTTATCATTAACATTATCCTCGTTGTTGTCATAAATCAACTTTCCGTTTGCATAATCCCAACAGAAAACCTCGTGCTTTTGCATATATCTGTTTGTATCTCTGCCGACACGATACATTTTGATGTATTTTGCGGTTGTATCAAACCCGATAATTGTAAAACAATCCTGAGATTTTGTGCCTACAACCGGCATTGATTCTGTTGTAATTCCGGCATATGATGCGGCGTCAAGGTTTATGTCAAGCTGCCTATTGTCATCAGTTAACACACCAACCGTATCCTGATGGTAATGTCCGGACATCCAGCACACAAACTCGCCGCCATTGTCTATAAAATCAGACACAATACCTACTGCTCTGGCGGTAGTTGGTGTTTGCTTTTCATACGGACGAGGAACGCACCAAGTTGTGCCTATGCTGTCTGTTTTGCCGAGTGGATAATGATAAGCACAAACCACACTATAGCCCAGCAATCTGGCATTATCAAGCTCAGTTTCAAACCACTCAGCCTGTTCATCTGAAAAATGCATACAGTCAAGAGCAAACAGTCTAACGCCGTATTCTTTATAATCTTTGTAGTAATAGCACGCTCCGTAATGCTTTGAGCTAACATTATTGACATCATTTGGTTGGGTTATGTTCCAAAGTGAAGCATATGGGGCTATGAATTTGTCATAACACATTTTTTGAGGAACGATATATGTTGTTGCTCCGTTCCACGCAGGCACGTTGTCCTTATATGTGTTTTCTGTGAATACATCGTGATTACCGAGAGTAACCATAATGTTTGAGCAACCTGCGGTTTTCCACCAGTCGTAACTTTCGTCAAATCGACTGCCCAACATATCGCCTGTACAGATAGCATCATCAATATAATCTGAATATTCATCTATGAATTCAGCTATTCTCTTTGCATTTGCTGAATTGTGTATATCAGTAAAATGCAGCAATGTTAAAATATCTTCTTGTGAATCGGTTTTTTGCCAAGATTCACAGTGACCCATTGTGAGCTGATTTAGGGTATTTATTATATTTTCTTTGCCATTTAAAGCCTCTATTGATGTTGTGTCGATGTTTGTTGCTGCATCTTCAAGTGATTTGATTTTAGCTGTGTTTACTGACGTTTGTTCAACTAATTCAGGAACAGTAGTGCAGTCAATTTTAATTCCATTAAGGCTGGTTGTGTTATTCTCTGAATTTGTGATACATATATGACACTTAACTTCACTCGTGCTTGTATCTAAATCTTTGCTTGGGTAAAATAAAATATATTTTGCAGTTGGGTACGCAGATAAATCAAGGTCGCAGGAATAAGATACTACAGCTTCCTGTGTGAGGTCGGTAATATACTCGTTTTTGGTAATACCATTGTCATTTGCTAATCTAATTTTTAATTTTGCCTCTTCGTTTCCTGTAATTGATATATCTGTTACGGAAATAGATATTTTATCTTTCCATTCATCTGTAATTTCAACTGGAATAACCGGTCTGGCAGCGCTGGATGCAGCATAATTCTCATTAACTAAATACTTAACTACCTCTTGCGTTGTTAATTTATCAAACGCCGCTTGAGCTTTTGAGTCTGCAAAATATCCATACTGAGCTAAATCGCTTATTTGATAATTCGTTTCGTCTTTCGTATATGCGTCAGTAATGCTGTAGCCTGCAAGAGTGCTTGTCTTATCGGCTTTTTCATCAAGCAAATCGTCTGTATTATCTTGCGTGTAATAATAGTTGTCAAGGTAGGCAAGTGATGGGTAGTTGGTATCTCTGTTTGTGACATACTGTGTAGTTGAAAGTTTGTTAGATATATCTTCTTTGCTTTTAACTAATTCAGGAACAGTAGTCCAGTCAATTTCAACTACACTTTGACTGGATGTGACATCCGTGATACGTATATGGCAACTAAATTGGCTGCGTTCCCCCTTTGGGTCATCTTTTAAAGGTTGGGTCGGATAAAATAAAATATATTTTGCGGTTGGGTTCTCAGATAAATCAGTTTCAAATTCGTCAGATGAAGTGGCATCCTCTGTAAGATTGGCAACATAATCTCCGCAGTTAATAGTTTCGCCTTTTGCTAATCTAATTCTTAATGTTGCTTTTTCTTCTGTTGCACTATCCGATAACGTAGAAAATTTTATATTTGTTACTGAAATAGCTATGTTTTTCCAGCTATCATCAATTCCAATCGAAATTAACGGTCTTTCACCACCGGTTTTATCATAATCTTTATTAACTAAATATTTCCGTGTTAATTTATCAAACACTGTTTGAGCTTTCGATGATGTAAAATATCCGTATTTAGCTAAATCTCGTAGCTCGTTGGTTATGATTTTGTTTTGTAAAGGGGTTGAACTTGTATCATCAAACATGTTATCAACAAATATTGCTCCGCTTTCATTGAGCGCATACATTTGTTCTATTAAATTTGTAAAAATAGCATAGCTATTGTCGCTTTTGTAATTGCCCAAGAGAGCATCATCAGCATCAATAATAAACATTTGCGTAGAGTATGTTTTTTTAGAATCAGAAAGAACAATTTTTGCTATTGTAAGACCACGAACTAACAAAGTTTCTTCGTCAATTTCTGCAATGACTTTGCCGTTTGAATCAACTGTGCAGGCAATTGCAAAATGCGATTTGTCAGGGCGCACACCTTGCAAAATTGCAGTACAATCTACTGCTGAAAAAATCTTGTCATCAGCAGTAATAGTAATTTCAAATTTTCTGCCTTTATCAAACTGTCCGGCTGATATTTTCGGCATCGATTTGTTGCAGTTTAGATCAAGTTCAAGTTTTACAATATATTCATCCATTGTTTTCACCGTCCTCCGTGGTTGGCTGTTCATCAGCAGCGGATTGTTCTAAATCTCTGATGATTTGTGCAGATGTCTGTGCTCGAATGTCAGCAAGAAGAGCACTGAGAACACCGTCCATCAGAACAGCAGGTATTCCATATTTCTGCATAACTGTAGTTGTTGCATTAATCATCTCTGTTCGTGCTGACTGCAACATCAGACTGAGTGATGGATTTGTGTTCATCTTCATTGCTCCTTTCGCATTTAAATACTTCATTACTCACTATTGCTTTGTGATCTTTATCTTTTTCCGCAATTTCTCTAACTTCAATAATAAAATTCATATTAAAACTCCTTACCACTCTGCTTTTTGTAAAATTCCTTTATTAAAAGTGAGGCTAAAACGCCTCGTTGCACTTTCTCCTTTTGATGTTGCGTAATAGCCACTAAAAGTATCACTAATTGAACCATCTTCAAAGCCCCAGTCTTTTAGCGTTGCATTTCGCAGATAATGGTTATGTAAATTCAAGTCACATCCTGTGTGAAGCTGCCCAGCAGAATAATCTCCAAGTTTTTTCGCAGTATATGCTAATTTTAATAAATAAACTTCGTTTGTCGATTTTTCTTTCCACGCCCAAGCCATATATCCAGCATCATTTTCAAGATGAAAAACTAAACCTCTAATTGAATCATTTTCTTCATAGGCACCAGTACCAATGTGACCTACAGCAGTTCCTTTGTAGTAAAAATTCTGAGCAACCGCATTGAGCGACATCAGAAGTGTTCCCGATGAATCATAAATATTCTGACCACCAGAATTAAGCGACATTATTTTTGTGTTTGAAGAATTGTAAATGTTTAACTGTGAATTTTCAAATTTAATATAATTTGAAATTTTATTCCACGAAATCTGAACATCTGTAGCGGACTGTTGCAAAAGTGTGCTCCAGCGGTTTGTGCCGACAACTTTGTCAACCTGCAAGAAAAGTCCCTCAGCTGTTTGCGTAAAGAGTGATTCGTTTACTGAGCTTGCCCATGATTCCGACACATGCAAAACTGTGCTATCTAAGTCCTGTTTGATTTCATTGACTTTTGTACGGTCGTGGAGTTGCTGTGCATCAAGCTGTGTCAGCTTATCCGCAAGGGTTGTAATCTTGCCTGTAACTCTGCCTGCAATAGTTGATAGCGTCACGGTATCAAGTGTATGGTTAGCTGGATATTCCTTGACCTCGACAATGCGATGGTCAATTCGTGTTTGTCTGTTACGGTCAATCAGTGTTACAACGTCGTAGAGGTCATATGTAAGCAATTTGCCATATGTTTCAGGGTTGGTCTTTGCTAGGTCAATAACCTTGCAGGTGTAAGAACGTTCAGGAACAGCCAAAGTCGCAAGCTTAACTACTGCATCATCATACAAAGATTGTGCATCTGTGTATCGCTCATCACGCCACACATCTGCAACAACTTTATTTGTATATGAGTAGTTTTCAATGTATTCCTTGCCACCATTGACAGATGCAATGCTCAATCCGTCTTTGCCGTAGGCATACAACTTTGTGATGAGCGAAGATGAACTACCTTTGAATGTCAATTCACTTAGATTAAGCTCATCAGTAAAGTATGTGCCTGTTGGGGTTGTATTGTTCAGAGGCTTGATACAATAAATGATTTTATTTTTTGTATCAAATTCATAGCAGGTGTTATATGCAGTCGAATTGGTACAAGTGTCAAGAATTTCACGAGGCGTGTTGTCTGTGATTTCAAGTGTGGTGCGTTTGCTGACAAGCTCTGCATCCACAATTGTCCATCCCGTACTTGCAAGAATTTCTTTGCACACATTGTAAAATGATTCTGTATTAAATGTGATTGAAGTATAAATCTTACTTTCAAGCCCTGTGAGGTCAAGCTCACAATTTATTGTGCTGACCTTTGACTTTGTACGTTCATTTATGCCCTTGATAAGATAATACTGATTATCGTATTCAACTCTGATTTCCTCGGCAAGGAACTTGTACAGCTTGTGGTCGGTTGAAATATCAAATTGAAGATACATCATTCCACCATAGGAACGTGTTCTGAAAAAGGTGCTGTCTATGTCTTTGTAAACATAAACGTTATCGTTATAAAATACTTTTAAAACCATATTTAACACCCCTTAAACTACGCATAAATAGGTGTATAAACCACCTTAATATCAGCATTTTCAGCCGTACAGCTGATTATATTTTGACCAGCCTGCAGGTAAGGAAAATCAACAAAATCTGTGTCAAGAAATTTATTGTTGCCGTCAGCTGTAATCAACCCTTTTTCACTATCTATAATGATTTCAGAGTTAGCAGAAATATTGTTAATTGTTATTTTGCAAATTGTTGCAGAGCTAACATCATTTGGAACAGAGAAAATAATTTTACATGCTGTTGTTGTGTTTGATTTGCAATTCAGAACACCACCAGCCACAACAGAAACGGTTTCCTGATGCAAATGTCTGATAGCAGAGAAGGTATAAGTTACGTCATGCTCGCCTGTGCCGTCAAATGTTGCTGCAGGTATAGCAGTTACCAAAGCAGTGTACATATATCCGTCAGGCAATCCGATTTCAACGACCTTGCCTACAATGTCAGCCTCAAACCTTGTTATATTTTCCGCTGCACGAGAGAGCTTTTCAAAAATGCTTGTTTTCTTGCTGTCAGAACCAAGCTGAACAGGGAAGAACGTCAATGCAATGGTAAGTGTTCGAGGTGCAAGCGTTGTTGAATATAAGTCAGGCATTCTAAGAAGAGTGTCTGCAGTAGAAAGTGAGTTTGTGACAGCTGTTCCGGATACTGAATAATCAAGTAACCTAGCATTATAAGTGCCGATATCGACACCGTTGATTGTCATTTCTGTCATTACGCAAACTCACCTCCCCAAGCCATTTCCTCTGACATATACGGAGCAGTAGCAACAGCTATTTCTCTTCCGTCAACTGTCATTGAAGTTTTAATATCTCCTTTAAGTACAACCTTGCGGTTGTTTTCATCTGTGTTTACATTTACATCATGAACAACACTTGCGGTCAGATTAGAGGCAAGCACCGCACGACTTGCAGATACAGCTGCACGCATCTTAGACACAAGTCCGTCTGCGGACACGCTGCCTTTGAGCTTTTGAGTAAAATCATTGCCTATACTTTCTGCAGTTTTATAAAGATTTGGCGCTTCGTCATCAAGACCGCCTTCACCGCCCTCAAGAGTGTATTTAAAAATTTTCTTAAATACCTTTGACGGAGAGTGTTCATCGAACATTGATGTAAAAATTCCTATTACACTACTAGCTATCTGAGTAGCTTTGTTATACATAGAGTCAGCCATTGATGATAAACCATCTATACCGCCTTGAACAGCATCAGCAAAAGCTGTTTTAGTTTCTTCTGGCATATTCTTCATAGGAAGATAAAAAGCATTTACAATATCCTGTGATTTTTCGTTTGTTTTTCCTGCATAGGTTTCGTACAAACCTTCAAGTGCAGCAAATCCACCAACTTGATTTTGATAATTTTCATTATCAAGATATTTTTGTTGTTTATTTCTAAGCTCTGCTATCGCCTCTGTGTGTCTTTGATTTTCTGCAGCTTCTTTTTCCTGCATTTCATCATAGGCAATTTTTCTATGAGTTTCATAGTCAATGCCTTGCAGACCGTCATCTTGATATTTTTTAAGTTTAGCATAATACTCACTTTCAATTTCACCGAGATTAGTAGCATGATTTTGATTTTCTTCGGCTTCCTCATCATTGAGCTGTGAGAGTTTTTCTGTATAATCAGCCATTACATCAGCTCTATCAATATATCCTTGTTCAAGAATATCAATAGTGTCAGCTGCGGTTTTATTTGCAGAATCAATTGCATTTTGATAAGTTTCCTCAGCAGCCTTAACATCTTGGTCATGTTGCTTTTGAGAATACTCTGCGTCGGTCTGTAATCGCTGGTCAAGCAGTGCAACCTCTTCAAAATATTGTTCTTCCGCTTTATCAATTACCGCTACTCTTGTTTCTTCTGCTGTATTAGCAAGTTTTAGAGAACGTTCTGTATATTCATCAAGCGATAAATCAGAGGCTTCATTAAGTGCTTTAGCCTGAGAAATAACTACACCTTGCTTTGCTTGTTCAATTGCAAGCTCCTGCTCAGATAACTCGTGCATTTTTTGGAAGAGCTCTTCAAGTCGCTGAATTTCACCGTCAGTCAAACCTTTTCGTTCTTCTGCGTTATCCTTGCATATCTGAGTGATTTCCTGCTGAACAGCTGACATATTATCGTCAAGAGCCTGTTTATCTTCATCAGAAATAAGAATTTCCTCGTTAAAGTTATCAAATATACTGCCTGCATTGCTTACGCTGTCTAAAAATTCAGTAAACTTTGTACCTATGCCCTCATAGGATTCACCAAGTGACTGATTAGCCGCCTCAAGACTAGCCTGTGCTTGTTCAAGACCTGTTGTTTGCTCCTCGGTTTCTCCCATAGCAAAACACAAAGCAGTAATACCTGCTGCAAGTGCTGCAACAGCGGCAATTACTAATCCGATAGGGTTTGCATCCATTGCAATGTTCCACGCCCACTGAGCTGCTGTTGCAAGTGTTATTTCACCTGTGAGCAGACCAACTGCAATTTGCTTGAGTGTTATAGCACCAGTTGAAGCAGCTTCTGCAAGCGATTCTGCCGTAACTGCTGCTGTCTGAGCTGATATTAAAGCTGTAATGGTTGAAATAATACTGTATGCTTTATAGGCTGTGTAAATTGCTGTGATTATCGGCAACCATATTTTCATACTTCCTGCGACTAAGTCAACTGCATTAACTAGTAGTGGCAAAACGGTTTTTGCAACAGATGTTAGCGTGGAAGATAGCTTTACGATGATATTTCTCACAGTTTCAACAGCACTTTTTAAACCACCATTTTTGAACGATTGTGAAATTTGCTTTACACAATCTTTGGCTGTTTTGATAAGCTCTTCAAGATTTTTTTGAATTGCTGAAATAACATCCTTGACTGGTTGTTGCACAGATGATGGCAACAGCTTTACAAGGTTATTTACGATTGTATCAACAATGCTTTTTGCAGCGGAAATAAGTTTGCTTTTGTTATCAGATATACCTTTGCAGAATGAAGTTAAAAAGCTGATAGCTGATTCAATCATTTTGGGAGCTTGTTCAGCTGCCTTGACAGCAAGTTCACCAAATATATTTCCTGCTTCTTCAATCAGACCAGTCAATCCGTCTGACTTAAATGCATCGGTAAGCCTGCTGACATATTCCTGTGCTTCAACTGCTGCTTCCGTTAGTGGCTGTGACATACTTTCGTATATCTCAATGCCAAGTCCCTCAAGACCAGATTTTAAAATTGTAATCTGTCCCTGCAGATTATTCTGCATAGTATCAGCCATTGATTGTGCAGCACCGTCAGCATTGTTAATATTATCTACAAGCTTTGTAAAATCTGAATCACTTGCATTGATGATTGCAAGCATACCAGACATTGCCTCTTTACCAAATATAGTGCTTGCAGCAGCTGTTTGCTCTGTATCTGATAATCCTGAAAAGCTTGACCTTAAATTTTTTAACACATCAATGAGTGACTTAGAGTTTCCTTCGTCGTCAGTTAAGGATATTCCTAAATCTTTCATTTCTTGTGCCATAGCATTGGTAGGAGCTGCTAAGTTTGCAAGAGCAGTCTTAAGAGATGTACCAGCCTGACTGCCCTTGATTGATGCATTAGCCATCAAACCGAGTGCTACAGAAACATCCTCAACGGAATATCCCATTGTGCCAGCCAACGGAGCAACATACTTAAATGACTCGCCAAGCATTGATACGTTTGTGTTGGCTGATGATGAGGTTTTTGCTAACACATCCGCAAAATGTGTGCTGTCAGAAGCTTGTAAACCAAAAGCCGTTAACGCATCGGTGACAATGTCTGAGGTTGTAGCAAGGTCAAGTCCATCTGCTGCGGCAAGTGACATAATACCGCTGATACCGTCAAGCATTGATGCAGTATCCCAACCAGCCATAGCCATATATTGTAGTGCTTCTGCTGACTCTGATGCCGAGAACTTTGTAGTTGCGCCCATTTCTTTAGCTTTATCAGTTAAAGCCTGTAAATCGTCACCTGTAGCACCGCTGATAGCAGATACCTTTGACATAGCCGATTCAAATGACGATCCAACCTGTACTGCTGCTGTTCCGCCTGCAACTATAGCGGTTGTAATACCTGCGAGTGTAGCTGTAATAGCTGTAACACCTGCTTTTGCAACAGATTTTAGATTTTCAATACCAGAGCTAAATCCACTGCTATCAACTTTAGTATCAATTTTAATAGAGCCATCATACGACAATTCTCTCACCACCTTTAGTTGTGAGGTCATCGGCACATAATGGCTCTACTTGACCTTAAGTCTTATTATTAATGTTTATTTCAAACTGTTTTTTGCAGTTTCGTCCCTTGCAGTAAACAAAAACGCCCCTACACTTTGACTTTTTAGGGTCAAAGTATATGGGCATTTCATACCCGCAATGCGGGCATTTTACTTTTATTTTATTTTTCAATTTATCACCTTAAGATAAATCATATTGAGTTTTTGATGTTAATTCACCTAATTTTGAATATGATAAAGAATCATGATCTTTATGATATGTAAATTCTAATTCAGCATATCCTGTTGTTTCGCCGTTAAATCTATATACAGTTACTTTCTCATAATAATCATCAGTTGATTTATCTTCATCAGAAACAATTGTACCATCGCCTCCAATGATTTCTTTAACTGTAGATAAATACATTCCTGTACTTATTTTATTAAATTCTTCAAGACTTATCCCAGTTGGGTCAGGCTCTTTTGCTCCGCATCCACACAAGCAAACGCATAGCATAGACGCTGCAAGGATTACCGATATAATAGTTTTCCTCAATTTTACCACCTCAATGTTTAAATTTTATAACATAATTATACAAAATTCAAATGAGATTGTCAATGTTTTCGCCATTGATTAGGGCATTTTCTATATCAGTATATTTCTGCTGTAGCTCTTTCTTGATAGGAATAGCATAGTGCTTTTTCATCTTGCGGTAAAAATCCTTTTGTTCTGATGTCATTTTAGATGTAATTTCAATTGCTCTGTAGCCCATAATTTTAACAAACTCAGTTGAATCACTTAATGACATCATCAACGCTCTGAACTTCCACCAATGAAGATTTGCAGCATTAAGGTCTATCTGGTATTGCTCCATAAACGCACCACAGATATATCCGTCATCATAATCGTATGAGAAAATCTCTTGTGAAGATTTTGACTTTGAATTAGTCTTTATTTCTTTGCCACATTTATAGAACCATAACAGCTGTGCAACTGTTTCCTCATCAACAGCGCTTGGAGGAATTTTATCCAAAAATATAAGCTGCTTAATGTTGGTTAAAATATCTTCGGATTCGTCTTCAAACTCGGTGAGAAAAATTTCAAACTTTATCCACACTCTGTAATCTGTGTTGATTTTATACTCCGTTCCGTCAATCATCAACGACTGTGGAACGGAGTTAAGCAACATGTTCATTATTTCTGATTAGGAGCTGGAGGAACGAGTTTAGGCTTGTAGTGGTTGTAATGCTTGTTTTTCTTTTTATTTTGTCTTGGATTTCTCTTGTTGACCAATGAAGAAATTTTTTCAGCATTACATTTATCAATGCTTTTTACAGCCTCAGTAAGCTGCGTAAAGGATTCTATACAAACATTAAGATTGGTTTTATCACCAAAAACTTTTTTGTCTGTACCTGCACCAAAAAGCTCATTGAACACACCAAATACAAGCTGACATTCCTGTCTGATTACCTGTGAACCTTTCTGATTTACAGTATCAATCTTGGCAATGTCATCATTGAATTTTTTAAGAACATTCTCGTAATGTTCGAGCACATCTGCATCGGCAATGTCAATGTCAGGCAGTTCTACGCCGTTTACAATCATATATATCCTCCTTAAGCAGCATCTTCATCAGGTGTGAAAGTTTTTGTCTTTGTGTCAAACTTACCTTCAACAGGGTCGCCCTTGCCGAGAAAGTTGCCTGTGCAGGTCATTTCACCGTCATCGTTGCCAAATTCAGCAACTTCAATAGCAATATCAAACTTACGAGCGTGATATGTGCCATCATCGTTCTTCTGGTCAAGGTCAACGATAACATAATCTGTTTCGGCATCAGAGCCTGCAAGCTGCTTTTCGCCGATATTTACAATATAACTTACCGCAGCTTCTTCTCTAATCTGGTCAATATCGTATGAGGTTGACCAGTCATAGCCTGCAATAGATTTAGTAGTTGACTTATCGCATATGTACTTCTTACTCTTTGTTTGCGCTGATGGCTTTTCGTCAAGTGTTTTAGCACCTACGGCGAGCAGAGCATATGCCGGTGATTCTGTTGTACCGCAGTTCAGGTAGTTAGCCTGATTTCTGCGCTGTCTTATTTCTCTCATTGTGTTGCCTCCTTAATGTAAATAAGCTGACACTGTATCTGATACCGTGCCGTTTTTGTATCGTTATCCTCAACGTATCCGCTACTGAGAACCTTGACAGACTGCGGTGTGCAATCCTCAGGCAAATTTGGCAGATGACTGTTGATATTCTGTTCTGCAATCCATTCTTCTAACTCTTCATAGAATTCTAGATTAGACATATTGAGTTGATTGTCATTTCCATAATGCTCACGGCTTGCAAAAATAAAAAGATACTGACATTTTGCCGAACCGTCAACATACTGTTTCAAAATCTTATTACACGGAACGACCTCAATGCTGTACTGCTCCGGTTCTTCGCCAAGATGTTCAACGTTGAGTGAACTGTCTGCATCAAGAACCTCACAGTCAGCAAACCAATTGAATAACGATTTTATTATTGTACTTGCTTTCATTGTTTATTTTCCTCCGGCAGTTTCATTTGCTGTCTTGAGAATGTCAGCTAAGTGGTCAGTTTTCATACGTTCAAACCAAAACTTACCTCGCAGACCGCCTTTTGCTGTACCTTGCTTGCCTGAGCCTGAATTGTGGTAATACTGTTTGCGTGCATAAATTGCATTGTAAACAACTTCGCCTGAACCTATTTTAGTGCCAAGTGTACCACTCTTTTTCAGAGCACCTGACCTAAATGGCACATAAGGGTCTGACCGCCTTAAAACCTCGCTGTCAATTACCTTCTGAACCTTACCACCACTCTCAAGTCCTCGGTCTTTAAGCATTGTTTGAGTATCGTTAAATAGCACTTTAACGATCATTTAACCACCAGCTTTATGTGTTTTGAGTAAGGGGAAGCATTCAGATTTTCTGTAACCTGAGTGATTTGAAACGCATCATAGCTTTTGAGAATTTCACCAATAGTTGAAACGTCCTCATAAACAAAGTTTTTAACAATATAGTCGCCTTTTTTCAAAGTGAAACAATTGAAAGCTTCTTCAACAGGCAGAGCCTTATATGTTTTGTTGTCAACATAATTCTCAAGAGCAACCGCAGGTACACGGATAATGTATTCGTCTGAACTATTTGATTCTTTGTCACCAACTATGAGTTGATCAGAGCCGTGAAAGTTGACATCAGAAAGTCTGTGACTTGTCCAGATTGTTTCTCTGCCTTGCTGTTTACTGCAAAAAAGAGTGATATTCGTATGGTTTGTAAACATAATCACACTCCCTGATATAAAAGACTTGTACCACTCAATTCTTGAGCAATTGCATCATACATAACAGCAGTTTCTTGTTCTTTGAATTTCACAACATCTAAATCCGAATATGAAACGCTGTAGCCGTCTGTGTTTTCAGACTTAATCCCTTGAGGAATGTTTGCATACTGCTGATGAACTTCGTAAACCGCCTCTGTAGCAGCACAAACAGCATTTTTTACCTTGTCTGTGACATCAGAAATTCTGTGTTGCGTAACATAATCAAGATACCGCTCCACCTTGTTTGCAAGAGTTGTAAACTCCTCTGCAGGTATCAAAGTACCTGCAAAGGAATTTGTGTAGTAGCTATAATCTGCGTACATTTTATGCTACCTTGATGCCACGAAATACACCGCAAGTGGTTGTATTCTTGAGGGCAACAGCTGCAATCATTTCAACCTCAGCCTTCTTGACTGCACCGGAAGCATCGAAGTCAGGAAGGTATGTGTCTATAACACTACCGCCGGCAAGTGAAACACCGTGGAAAGCATCTAAACCAAGCTGTACCGCATAAAGGTCAGTTAAACCTTTTTCAATAGATGAACCTGAACCTGTTTGATAAGTAGGAACACAAGGAACGGTTGAAGAACCATCGTAGTATTCGCCCATATCGTAGAAGAGAATGTTGTCATAACCGCTTGCAGTCTTACCAAAGGCATCTTCTTCTTTGGTGAGATAACCGGCACGGAACGCAATAGATTTAAGCTTTGCAATAAGCTTTGAGTTGCCGAGAAACATTGTTGGCTTACCGTTGATGCCTGAGATAAACTCATTAAGCATATCAATTGCAAGCTTATAATTGGTATCGAGATTTGCACTTGTAGATAAGTCAAGAATTGTCTTATCACTTCCTGCGTTATACTCTGTGCTCATACCCTTGAGCAGAGTAGTAAGACCGTCAAAATCAACAGCCTTGTCAGTCTTACTGCCATTGATGCAGGTGTACTGGAAGTAGTTTTTTGTAGCTTTTGCTTTCTGCTCAAGCTGGAATGCAACTTCTCCTGATGCAGAAGCTTTTTGAATAACTCTGTCAACCTCAGCAGCACCACCAAAGATTTTTAGGTCAACGCTTTTCTTAATCTTCTTTGCTTCGTTTGGAGTGTACTCAGAGTTGATAGCTCTGCCTGCAGCTGTTGATGGTGACTGTAGCTGGATATAACCATATGTCATTGTGCTGCCGCCTGTGCCGGGAGAAACAGCATCATCAAAAATGAGTTTATCCATAAATATAGAACCACGTCTGAATGTATCAATAACCTCCTGTGTAACTTTATCGGCTCTGCCGACACTTGCTTCTTCTAATGTAATTGCCATAAGTTTTTACCTCCTAATTTATTTGTTGTAGTATTCATCTACTGCACCCTTAATACCGGTACTAGCTTTTCCACCCTTTACGCCCTGTGTTGAGCCGCCAAGGTTGAGCTTTTTCTGCGGTGTTGTGAATAAGAATGGTTTTGACTCCTTGAGTGAATTGAGCTGCTCATCAAGACCTGTGAGCTTGCCGTCTTCATCAAACTTAACATTGTCCATATTAAGATTTGCCTTTACGGATACCTCATCAGCAACGTTTGCAGCGGTGAACGCCTTTGACATTTCAACTTCAAGCTTGTAAGCATTGAGAGCATTAACACCCTCGTCCTTAGCAGCCTGCAACTGTGCATCAAAGTCGGCATACTTTTCAGCATTAGCCTGTGCGTCAGCGAGCTGACTGTTTATTGTGTCAAGCTCAGACTTTGGAACAAACGAGCCGTCAGCTGCATTTACAAGCTTAATGCCTGTATTACCGCCAAGCCTCTCGTTGAACTGCTCAAAGGTGAGAGCCTCCTCACCAAAGGTTTCCTGTAAAAATTCATTCATTTGATTAGTACCTCCTGTGAATATATTTTCAATTGTGTGTTTGGCTCTGAAAATCAGAGCAATATTAAAAGCCCCCTCAAAGAGGGAGCTAATAACCATAATTATTTGATTTTTGGGTAAAAGTTAAAGGAGTGTTTCAAACACCCCTTTAAAGCCCTTTTAAAACCGTTAAAATTGAATTTTAATTGATTTGCCTATTAACTTTACATTTAAAAGCAAAAAGCCGATACAGGCTAAATAAATCAATTTTTGAGCATTGACTTTACAAAATCAATATCCTGCTGAATTATTGGAATATCCTCAGGCATAATTTCAGGCTGAAACTCTCCTTTATCCCAACGTGTAGAATAATCAAAAAACTCTGATTTCATTTTGTCAGTAAGTATATTATGCTTAACTTCATAAACAATGACCTTAAGATGATGAAGAAACATATCAGGCTCTTCGTCATATTCAGCATAAAAATAATTATTTTCGGTGCATTCTGTAGGATAGTCTTTTGAATTTGGATTTTCAAAAACTTCTAACACTCTGTCGTCAAGTTCAGTATAACTATAATCAAGCATAAGTCTTCCTTCCTTTCCATGATATTCCAGTTGCATTTTTTCCTGATACTATATTTACTTTAGCTTCAGGATGTTTTGTTATAAATTGTTCTGCAACATATTTACAACTATCACACATTCCTCTTTCAGATAATATGATGATAATTTTATTATTATCATTATACCATGTTTTTTCTAAACTTTCAAACAATTTTGCTTCAGTATCTTCATAAGTATTATATCTAATAGATGTCGATTTATTGGTCGTTTTTTTACCAGTTGATTGTTCAACATCAAAAGTTTTAAAACTACGTTCATTTTCATTATTGCTAGTAGTAGCCAGATGAGTTTTATCACCTTTGTATTTGTCATAAGCAGTTGTCCCAGTATTAGCTTGTGAATGAGCATAATAATACTCATTATTATAATCCATAATAGCAAAATTGCCAGATTTCTTATAATCACTTGTAAAGTTATTTGATTTTTCACGTAAAGCTTGTTGGTCAAGCTCATAAATTTTATAAGGCTCAACATTACCAAAGTCGGTTTTATATAGCTTGTTTACCTCTACAACATTTTGATATAGCTTATATTCTTTGTTCTTAGTAAGAAAAGCTGTCCTGAACTCTGATTGGCTTATTGCTCTGCTGCCCATATATTTTTTATAATCATTGTACAAGGATTTATCTCTTTGTACTGCACTTTGTGCTGTACTCCTGCCAAAGCCGTATTTTTGAACACGGGCATTATCCTTAAGCAAGCCTGTTTTTTCACAAAAATCATTCAGCTTTGCCTCTTGACCCTTGAGCTTGATTGCGTACTTGTCAAAATCATTCTTCATAGCTTTTTTCAGAGAATCGCTTGACGTGTTTTTAATACATTCGTCTTGAGCTGCCAAGATGCGCTTTGTTTCCCTGATTTTGCGTTCATAGACACGTTGGTACTGTTCAGCTTCATAGTATGTGTGCATAGAGCCGTCAGGAAATTCAATATTCGCAGCATTAAGCTCCTCAATGTCCTTTTCAGAATACATTCTTGTACTACCCTCAAAATAAGGATACCAATCGTGGCGGCAGTTCCAACCCTTGAAACCGTCCCCACTGCCATAGCCTATATCATCTAATGATAAGTACCCACGCTGTCCGCTTAAGCTCACTATCTGACCCTGCCAGCTTGCGTGGCTCGGTCTAGCTCCGCAATGAGCTGTAATCTCCATAAGGTCACAACCAAGCTCCTGAGCATAGCCTAAACAGATTTGACCTGTAGTCTGACCTAAGCCTGTCATTACATTTCTGCGAACAGCTACATCAATCTTATCTTTATGTCCTGATGGATAAAATACATATGAGCCGTCTTTTGCAATCTGCTTTATGGCATCACTAATTGCATGTTCATAGCTAAAAGCACCGCTTTCTACCTTCATTTCAGCGAGAGTACAGGCATTGATAAAGCTTGTCTGCGATGTTATAGCGGTAGTTTTTGTTAGATTATTGATATTTCCATTTGTTTTTTTAAATCCAGCCTCAAGAGTCTGCATAGCTGCAGGTGACAAATTGAGTGGAATAGGATTTAGTCCGTTCGCTGAATATATTTCCATATCATACTCAACGGACCATAAGGCGGCATCCTCAAATAAATCCTGTAAAACCTCTTCGGACTTTCCTGTGTATGACGATACAGTTTTTAGAATATCGTCATACAGCATACCAACATCCTGCAAGGCATTGACTTGCCATCTGCCTGTTTGTGTCATATCGCCAGCCTTAGTGATTCGTCTTGCAATATCTCTGACTATAGCCTCATCAAGCTGAGAATATAGCTTAATAATATCATCAGCACAATAGGCAAGCTGTTCAGGGGTAAGCATTAGCCACCCTCCTCATCGTGAAAGAAGTCAACTACGCCGCTTTCCTTTGGCATCATCTCAAGAGCTTGCTTTTCTGTAACACCATAACGCCACTTGAGATATTCAACCTTATCAGTAATACCGCTGTTGACCTCCTGCATTCTGACTTGAGTTTCTTTGTCGTTATCTTCAAGGACACCGTCACCCCAGTTCCACTTGACCTCGTAATTACCTGTAGGAGCAAGATTACAAGCGGTAGTGTACTGGTCAATAGCATATAGGTATCTTTCAAGAGCTGACTGTAGTGTTTGCTGCATATTATTGATAACTGCAAAGCTCCTCTGCTTGCTGTTCTTAACCTCTTCGGCAGTTTTATCAACATTCTGTGGTTCAGATATTGTGCCGTATCCTAGAGCACAAGCAAATTCAATTTTACGCATTATCTTATCAAGACCGTTTGCATAAGAGCTGTCACGCAGAACAGGAGCGAAAGTATTGTAAAATGGTGTTTCATCTTTATTTCGACCACGAACACGTCTGAAAAGTCTGTCTTTGGTCTTAGGTGTTTCAACACGTATTTTTTCTTTGCCATTAGATGTGATGATAGGTCTTGTTCTGAGGGCTGATTCGTCTGCATCAATAGCAAGCTCGCCACCTTCATATTCCCATAAAAATCTATCCCACTGTTTGTCTGCCTCTTTAATATGCTTAACAGCTCTGCTGTAAACAGACACACCAAGAGGACTTTCTTTATCAATCGTGTTCGCAAGTGGTACTCGCCAGAAGGAAAACAGAGGGCAGTCAACGTCATTAATTGTATAATCCGGATCAATTTCTTCAGGATATTTGCTTACATCAATTTCTTTGCCCAGCTTATCAGGTGACTCAGAAACAAAGAATTTACTTTCTATTCTATGTGACCGAGTTTCATAACTGTATGTTTGTTTTTCAATCCTGAAAAAGCAATTTTTACCCTTTGTAATTTGATTAATAAATACCGCACCTGTGATATCTTCACCGTTAAACTCAATAGGGATAAATCTATCTTGCGTTATGCAGTCAGTTAAAATTAAACCGTTTTTAACATAAGGCTTAAATACTAAACCGCCTACAGCACAAGCTTCCTCAAGATTAGTTCTAAGGTCTGTTCGTTTAAATTGGGTTTGTATAAATTCAGCCCTTGGTGAGCCTGTAACTTCAACATCAAACTCAATCATTATAAGACGAGCAAATTCCGCAGCAATTTGAGCAGGCAGATTAAGAGATTTACCGTGATTTTCCTTTAACCAAGCTGGCTCATCATAATAAAGTGAGAGCCAACATTCAATAGCATCATCCATATTGTCATAGAGATAGTTATTTGGAATAATCTCAGGGAATACCTTGTTGAATATATCCCTCATAAAATTCATAAACACAAATTTTCTCTTAGCCATTTGCATACTCCTCAAATTCAAACTCATCTCTTAAGACTGTGTGACAAAAATATCTAATGTCGTCCATTGCGTGGTCATTTTCTTTGATAACCTTATCCTCGGTTGATTTACTGTCCCAACTATACATACCAAACTCAGCTATAGAACTTGTACAGTTCGCACCAATTTTAACAAGACCTGCACTAATCATACCGCTCGTGGTTCTGATACCGTTAACAACGTCATTAGTTGCATTTCGTGTGTAGAACTTCCCGTGTCTGCGTACAACCTCTTTGAATGATGCAGCCGATGGGTCGATTATAACCTCTTCAATGTAGTGATTGCCTGCAAGTTTTTCAAGCTCTGCATAATGCTCCTCATCGGTACGTTGATAACCTTCTTCACGAGAATTGAAATAATATTCCTTAACCCTGATAGCTTCATGATTGCGAACACACCATAACCCCATACTACAAGGGTTGATTGTGCCGTAGTCCATAGAGATATACCAGCGACCAAATAGGTCATCTTCATTACCACGCCAAAGTATTTCATCAATGTGGTCATTAACCCACTGATAAACAAGACCTTCTGCAATAACCCATTCACCAAGAATAAAACGCCTGTAGAATGTGCCTGTATAAAGGCTGTAATATCTCTGCTTGACTTTTTCTGATAGCGATAGATTATCATCCATCAAGAACTTAAGTCGCATTGCGTGCTTTTCAGTAGCCTCTAAAATCCATTCTTTATAAAACCAGTGATTAGGATTGTCAGGGTTACAGTTAAACCAAAACCTTGCACCCTCAATTGAACAACGTGCAAGACCTTGTTCAACAAATGAACGTGGCATCAAAGCAACCTCGTCAAAGAGAATACCTGCGAGTGTAACACCTTGTATCAAATCCTGCGAGCTTTCATCCTTACCACCAAAGATATAAAATATATTAGTTTTACCGTCTTTGGTAAAGATAATAAGATTTTCGCTACGTTTTTCGGTGATTTTGTATCTGCCTTTCATCATACTGATGAGTGGTTTAATAACATTTCGTCTGCAAGAGCCTACTGTCTTGCCACATATAGCAAAGTTGCAATCAGAAAAGCTTGCCATTGCCCACATCAAAAATGATATAGACATACTGACAGTCTTGCCGGAACGCACAGAGCCGTCTGCTATAATGGCATCATACTTGTCCTTAATGCCGTCAACTTTCCACCAACTCAAAACCTTGAGCTGCTTTTTTGAAAAAGGCTTAAACTTCATCAGCAAAAGCCTCCTTGCCTGCACCTGCAAGAGCCTCAAGCAAGCCGTCATCAGTTTCTGTTACAGTAGCTGGCTTGAAGTATTCAGCATACAGCCTGATAGCCTGCGTGTCACCTTCACGGCACTTTTGGATAAGTGCTTCACGGATAACTGTAAACTCGTCTTTCTCATATTTTTCAATCAAAGCATTGAGTTTCTTGCGAAAATCTTTGCTTTTTATAATGCCATATGACAAAGCAAGACCTTTTAAGTCTTCAACAATATTAAATTCCTGTTTTGTGTTAGTTTCTTTGAGCAGTTGCTCAAGCTTAGACAGCTTATCCATTCTGCACCTCCTTCATTGCATAGCAAAAGCTCCCTTGCAGGAGCTTTATGATTTATCATATGTTTTATCGAAAATCTCAGGCTTACAAGGGTACATTTCACCCTCAACACCTTTTATCAGATAATCACCAATCAAACACTTATGATTACCTTCAAGTGTTTTTACAAACAGATTACCCTCAGCATAGAACAAGTTGCCGTTCTTGTATCCGTCCTTTGCCCACTGAGGAACATAGTAGTTATTTTTGACATCATCCATAAGATGACCCCAGTACCTAAAAGCCTCAATTTCTACAGGCTTTTTTCTGTATTTAAAAATAACTTTCGTCCTTTCTTAAACTACGGAGGAAGGGTGTCCTTGACATCCTCGTATGTATCCTTATCAACTTCACGCCATTCGCTGTTAGTTGAACCATTGCTGTAAGTAATGTTGTATTTAACTTCGTATTTTTCATCATAATGTACGGTGTGGGTGTCAGGCACAAGTACAAATTCATCTGTAAATAAGTTGTAGCGATATACAAATTCAGTTTCAACTCTTTCATAAGCAGGTGTGTAACGTGTATCTGTAGGCGCAATTTTCTCAATAGCCGGCTCTTCGCAACAGGCGGTCAGAATATATGCTATAAAAACAGCACAAATGATAATTGATAAGATTTTTTTCATAATGAAAACTCCTAAATAAAATAGCCCTTAAAAGGGCATTTAAAAGTGTTTAAATATATTAAAACAGCGGCTTAAATGATAAGATGGTAGAAATCATTGAACAATATCGGAGGGTGGGTTAAGCCGCTGCTTTAAACTAAATTTAGCAAAGCTCCGCCATTCCGCTGCTTTGCAGCGGTTACGATTAAGCTATAACAGCCTTTCATTGAGCGGAGACGAATCAATCCTCTGTCTGTACGGGCGTTTGTTCAGTATCTTCAACAAACGATACTGTGAAGTTTTTCTCTACATTGGCAATAGTCACCTTAACTGTTGCCTTTTTGTATCTGCGTTTTATTTCAACTATGTTATCCTGATAGTCAAGCAAAAACCCGCTGACTACTTCGTAATTGTCATTATCTGTAAATCTGATTACAGATGGCTTTTCAAGCATTTCTGTAAGATATGAAATAAATTCTATTTCACTTTTGTTTAGTGGTGTGGGATTCTGACCACCGCCAAGAATTTTAATAATGCCGTCAATGCCAGACATTGCGTAATATTTGCCCCAACTGTAATCAAGATAAATGAAAACGTAGCCTGTAAAGACTATGTAAGGCTCTTGAACCCATTTACCTTTCCTACGGATAACTCGATTTTCAATTGGAACTACAGCAGTAAAGCCTCTTGACTGCAGACGTTCTGCGACCTGTTCCTCTAAACCAGTTTTGACGTGAAGGACATACCAATTAATCATCGTGTAGCCTCCTTTGTTCAGCACGTTGCTTTTCGATTTCTGCGACAAGCTCATTATACAAACGAGGATTTGACTTCTTGATTGTGTCAAAGAACAAGGTTTGGTTCTTATCGAGAGCAATACGTTCATCAGACTTAATAGCTGTATCGGTTTTCTTCTTGTAAGCAATTGCACGACTGAGAGCTGTAGCCTGTCTGAGTAATTTTTCAGCTGACACCTCATCAAGCTGAGTTTCATCTAGCTTTGATATTGCATCAAAAACCTTTTGAGATGCCATTCGCAGAATAGCCTCAGCTGGGTCAAGATCAGGATAGCGTTCTGTTTCAGTCAAAATCATTCGGAAGTTTTCCTGTGCAATTCTGAGCTCCTGTGCATTTGCAAGAAATCGCTGAGCATATCTGCTCACCGCAGCCTGAGAGAGTTCTTCTCCGTTCTCAGAAAGGTAAGAAACAATCTCACGGTAAGTCTGACCGCTGAGTAGCATTTGGTCAACCGTTTCTCTCAAGTCAGGCTGGAGCTTGTCAATCTTGCCTGTAACACGGCGGTTATTGCGGCTCATTGTCACACCTCAACCGAGTTATCGACTAAACTGCCCTCGAGGAGCTTAATACCTTTCTGTGAAAGCTTAGCCTCAAGTAACTCCCAAGCCACGTCTGCAATATCTGCAGGCTCCTTTGTCTTGATTTTACGGAGCATAATATACTCACTGAGGAAAAGGTAATTGACCGAATCAGTAAACTCTCGTTCTGAAATGTCAGACATTGCAAACTTGACATCTTCCAGCTTTTCATAACCTGTCCTCAGAATGTTGATTGTTCTGAGAATTTTGCCGTTGTTGTCCTTGAAGTGCTTTGCTCTGACCTTTTGATGAAATTCTTTCTCTTCAATATTACTCAAAGCCAATTTTGTTTCCTCCCTTTAATAAATCAATTATTAAATCATTCTGACGTTTGTTTTCGTCCTTAACCTCGTTAATGCTTGCGTAAAAATCTCGCTTTGTAAGACAAGTGTCCTTAATCTGTTCAACGTCAGCCTGTAACCTTTCAATTGAACGGTTAGTGTCAGCTTTTAAGTCTTTAAGCTCGTCTTTTGTGACATATGTGCGTTTGATTTCGTTTATTGATTTATCGTGTTTATCAACCTGATTTATAGTGCGTTTTAGAAAAAAACTAATTATGGCAAGAACTGCTGAAACGATAAGCCCAAACAGCCACCAAGTGTCTGCTGTGAATTCCATAAAATTCAACTCCAAAAAAATAAGGTATCATTGAGTTTTTCTACTTCAATGATACCTTATAATTAAGGGGTGTTAAATTGGAAAAGTTTCAATTTTAATTTTCCCAGAATGATAGCTGACCGGGCAAAGGTTTACTGCGATAATCAGCTATAATTCCTCTTATTGTACGGTCGGATAATCCATATTCACGGGCAAGTGCTGTGTAATTATAGCCGTTGAATTTTGACACAATTTCTTTGTCACGTTTGGCATTCTCAATTTTGTCCATTTTCGCAACATAAATTGATGTACCACCAAAGATTTTAGCGAGCTTTATATATGCATCTACTCCGATAACTTCTGCAATAGATTTTTGCTCACCGTATAAATCCTCAAGATTAATAATCTGATTTGACACCATCCTTCCTCCTTTGGGCATTAGCTACATATTTTTTTAGTATCTCAATCAGCTTTACGCCTTGGCTGTATTTTATCCATTTGAATGGAGCTTTTGGAATTGTATCAATGTGCAATTCTTTCTTGATGATACCACAGAGTCTGTCACCTAGCTTTGCTGATGAATGCTCAATGTCAAGCTTTTCAAGCTGATACATAAGTTGCCACACCTTGCGTCGCTGACCATCTGACATCATTCCACGTCCGCTATCCTCATATTTTTTAGCTTTGTAAGGGTGACAGGGAGGTATATCCATATTTTGTAGTTTAAGCCGTTCTGCCAAGTCTTTAACAACAAGTTTGTATTCATCCTCAGTCAAGCTTTTAATGCTCTCTTTCTGAGTGAGCTGATAGACAAGGGTGTGGAGCATATCATTTTTGTTTCCACTTTCGAGTATGCCGAGCCTTGCACCCATTGCGTAAATACGTTGTGTCTGTTGAGCTTTAAGCATCGTCATCACCGAGCTTTGTCACAGAGATTTTTGTGCTTTCGTCAACAATAAATGCAGCGTGGATTTTATCAATAATGTCATTAACAGCCTGCTCATCAGAAACATCAATGTTGTTGAGTGCAAGGATTTGTGTAAAGCTCTGCCAGATTTCAGCCTCGGACATAAGGTAAGCCCACTCTGATGCATCTTCATAGGACATATCTGTGAACTTCATTATGTTTTCAACGTCTTTCTGATAGTTCTTGCCCTTACATTTCTTGAGCAACTGCTTGCGGTCATCTTCATCAATAGGCATTTGTTCCAGCACATCCGCCACGGAGCTGGTGACATATTCCTGTTTCCACAAGCCTATTAGCATTCTTGATGCAGGTGCTGACAATTTGTAAGTGGTTGTTTCTGTCACCGCATCATTGTAGGCTTTGCCAAAAATAAATGGCAAGAATGAAGAATATGTAATTTTGAGGGATTCTGCATTGGTGGCAGTAAGCTCTGCATCCACGCCAGAGTAATGACGGCTTTTGAGTTTTGTGTTCGCAAGATCTGCATCACACTGTTTGATAATTTCTGCCTCAATGGCGGTCTTTTCGGTCTTTAGCTCTGCCATCTGCTCGTTAATCTGTTGCAGGCGGTCAATTTTAACCTTAAAATCATTCATCTGTCACATCCACCTTTGCCAAAACTTTTGTTGCACATTCAGTACATATTTTTATGTTCTGAACTGTAATCACCTTGTCAGGTGAACCACAGAAGTGACAGCAGGGCGCAGATGGTTTAATTGTAATACTACCGTCATCGTTTGTCTGCACCTCAACGCCATTGCCGGCAAACAATCCTGCTTCAGCTCTGATTTCCTTTGGAATTGTAATAGAACCGTTTTTGTTAATTTTCTTAAATGCGTTCATATTGAGCCTCCTAAAATTTTAAATCCTCACTCTGCATTGCTACGGGCTTGTGACCGTTCCTTATAGAGCTGCATTAAGGCGCAGGGACTAAGCCCTGCAATTATTTTTATAATACCTTCACTAACTCAATGCTCTTGTTATTTGTTTCAAAATGTTTCTTCAATGCTTTGAAATTTGTCCACGCTGACGTATATTCGTTATACGAAAACTCATCTTTAAGTTCCTGAATTCGTTTTTTAGTCATTCTGTACTCCGAGGAACCCAGAGCTTTTATATCCTTGTCTTTTACAACAGTTTTCTTTTTACAAGGAAAGAAACGTCTGCGTTCTTCGCAATCTTCACAAAGCCACTTGCCACGAAATTCACCATTTACATAAACAACAATGGCATTTCTGAATTGTGATACCTGCCTTAATACCAAAGAAACCTCGTAACCGTCACAGTTGAGTTTTACATTTGAGTATAATCTCTTAAGAGTTTCTTCAGCCTTTTTCCATTCATCTTTTGTCATTAAACCACCTCCAATTTTGTCCTCACTCTGCATTGCTACAGGCTTGTGACCGTTCCAAAAGATCTGCATTAAGGACGGGGGATTAACCCCGTGCTATGTTCTTTGATTTCCTTACGTCTTCTTTGAACATACTACAAAAATCGTTATAAGTCATACCTGATTTGTTGATCATCATACAATAACCTCGGTCAGGAAAAACTGTGCTTTTGCTAAAATTCAAACAATTTACGCAAACAAAACCTGAACAGACGTGCTGTGCTGTAATTTTTTTCTGCTTTTCACTTTCTGCGTGAATGACCATTTTTCTTCACCTTACTTTTAGCTATATTGTACTCACCTCGCAGTATCCAGCCAATATAGATTAACAGAACCACAAGCGGCATAAAGAACAATTCGCTGCCAATTGAAACGTGTCGCCATTGCAGCTGAGATATAGCTGACGATTGCATAACACCAATACAAAATCCTGCTGCGAGTATGAGTAAAACTCTCTTAAATCTTTTCTTAAAATCCATCTTAAATCCCTCCAAATATCTTTTAAAACACCTTTAAACGCATTGCTTTAGCCATAGCCAGCAAGCCGTCATAGGTTATGTTTCCATTATCAACCGAGTTTGAGAACACGTTGCCAGCACCTCTGAGTCCCTGCTCAGACCTCGCTATACCGAGTATGAACATCTTAGCTTTTTCGTCATCTGAAATTGCAGGAAACAGCAATGCTATATCTTTACTCTGAATAGCTGATGTGTGCCTGACCTCCGTAAGCTTTGTCCTGTTGCGTATCTGAGCAAAAGCCTCTTTGCTTTTGCCTGTGTTGGTGACTGTTTCAATGTTGCCAACTAGGCAGATACCAAGACTGGGGTTTGTGTCGAAAAATGCCCTGATAGCCTCAATCGTCTTGATGGGTAAGTGCTGCGCCTCGTCAATGATAAGTACCTTGCGTTCGCCTGAAAAACTCTCTGATAATCTCATCCACATTTCATCTTTACGACCGCTGGCGGTGATTTTCTGAGCTCTGCATAGTGTTTTGAGAAATGCGTTGAGAGTAACCAAGCAAGGGTTAACTGTCACATATATAGCCGACTCTGGATAATCTTCCGCATACTTCTGACACGCCATTGTCTTGCCAATTCCTGCATCACCACACTCTATAGCTAGACCACCTTTTAGATGACACAGTCTGATTGTTTCATAGACACCTTCGCTAATGCTTGTAGGCTTGTATCCAACTGAAACACCAGCACTTTTTAGGCTCTCTGCAGCGGATTTGTTTTCAAATAACTCTGTTAAAAGTGTTTCAAATTTTTCAACATCACCCTTGTAGGAATTGCTTAGATATGCAGATAATAAACCGTCTGATTTACCTATAGCTTTTGCTGCTAACCTCTGACTGCCACATTCTTTGATATACGCTCTAAGTTTTTCCTGTAATGCAGGATTTGCTACTGTTGCTGACATTAAAATTCCTCCCTTTGTTCAATGTTTCTTATCATTTTTGCCTTGTCAATAGTAACAATTTTATTTTGACCGACTGCGAGCTTTTGCTCTGTAGGCTCTTCATCGGCACGGTGTATAGATATAAGCTTTGGATTGAGTTCCTCTGCGTTTGCCTTGTTTGCCTCAGCGGTTGCAAGTACAAGCTCAAGAGCTGTTTTCTTGCCGAGTGAGGTAACAGATGCAGCCTTAAGCTCCTGCTTAGTGAGCTTTTCAAGACTCTTAA